GTTGCCCCTGGGAGAACCCTTCCGTATCCCCGGGGTTTTTGGACGTATTCCGAGGGTTTTCTGACAACGCCAAAAGCACCGTTTTTGCGTTGATTGATACCCACCGTCAGAAGCAGGCCAGAGGCCTGCTGCCCCTCCCGCAGCTGGCCTCTGGCCCTGTTCATGTTCGGAAATTCCCGGAAGGAATTTGCGTTTCCCCCTTATCTTCCGCTGGGGTTGTCCCATATACTTATCAGTAGAAGGCAGACAGACAGCAGAGGAGGTGAGCGGACGATGATGACAGAGGAGCAGAAGCAGAAGGCGCAGCAGGCGCAGGAGCGCTTTTGGAACTTCCCCGGAGTGCGGAAGGAGTTCTCGTACTGGGTGAAGACTCTCGGACAGAAGCAGGGTGCGGGAGTGTTCTGGGGGTTGCAGGAGACGCAGGACATTGCGCGCGAGTGCTTCAGAGGGAAGCTGCTGACCACTGCGGACATTGAAGAGCGGCACGCGCTGGCGCTGCAGTGGAACGCGCTGCTCGATGAGGACGTTGAGCTCTTTTGGGAAGCGTGGCACTTTGAGTCGGTTGCAACCAACCGGTGGGTGCAGGAGCCGATGGACGGGTACGGGATCTTTCCACGCGCCAGCAAAAAGTACGGGAAGCGGAAAGACGGTGGGGTAACGCTGAAGGGCGCTGACGCGAGCGAACTTCCTGCGACGAAGAAGGCAGTGGAACGGTACCAGGCGCAGCAAAAGGTACTCGCTGCGAAGTTCGGACCAGAGGGGATTCCGTTCTGACCGGTGCGAGATGGGGCGTCACGCGAGTGACGCCCTTTCGTTGCACCGGAGGAGGCTGAATGGCTCCCAACGAGTTCGTCGATGGCGCGTGGCGCGATGACGAGGAACTGCCCGTGTGGGGCATGCTCGTACTGTCGAAGCTGATGTTGCTGTTCGGCGCAGAGAAGTACGGCGTCATTCGGTGGCGGAAGGTGTACGGCGTACACAGCGGTAGGTGGCTATGCGTCACTGCCGAGGTGGACGTGATGAAGGGCGGTCAGTGGCGCAGGCGCCAATACGACCTGCATCACCTGCAGTAGGAGATCGGATGAGCGACACCAGGCGGGCCTGGCAGGCTCGCATTGGTTGTGCCGCTGGCACGGCCATCACGCTCGCTATCAACGGCGAGATCGTCAGAGCGTGCATCGCAGGGATCATCTGCGGTGTGTTGCTGTGGTTCTGGGAGTAGGAGGGATCGTGAAGGATGTTCGGATCAGGATGGCAGTCGGCGTACTGGCGGCTGCGGTTGGCTTCGGAGGAGTTGCAGCGTACGACGCTGCGAGTGCCGAACGCAACCGCGACGCCGGTGTCGAACGAGACAACGATGGAGCTCCGCGTGGACGGGACCCGCTCCCTGGGCCGTCATCGGAAGCCCCGAAGACTGCATCGATACCTCGGACTGCGCAGCCGGTAGGCGAATCGGCACTCGTCCGCACACCGAAGCCGAAGGAGCAGCCGAAGCCGAAGCCGAAGCCGAAGGCCCCTCCGGTGCGGAAGCTCCCGCTGGCGAAGAAGCCGGCACCGAAGCCCGTACGACCGGTGTACAAGACGACCACCATCAACGGGTACCGGTACTGCGGCCCCAGCCCTGCACAGGCCCAGCCCTGCATCGATCAGGGCTCGCTGGTGCTGTACTACCCCACCAGCGTGCCGGTGCTCGGCGGACACGACTACAAGGGCTGGTACTGGCTCGACGATCTGCCCACGGGACGGACGGTCAAGATCCTGTCCGGGAAGCTGGCGGGCACCTACCAGGTGTACGCCCACGGCTCGGTGCCGAAGAAGGGCGGGCGCTACCCCGCCAGCGGTGCTGGTGCTGACGTCGCACTCCAGACCTGCGAGGGCTCGCGGATCGAGTTCTCGTTCCTCAAGCGGGTCTCCGGATCGAAGGGAAGAGCATGAAGCGCGCATGGATCATCTACGCCGCAGGTGTCGCACTGGTGGCTGCCGCGTTCGTCGCAGCGTTCCTGCTGCTGGACAGCAGGCGGGAGAACGAGGACCAGCGCCTGCTGTGCAAAGCATCCGCTGACGCGGAGATGCGACTCCACGGTGCTGACGTCTTCCTGAACGAAGAACTGCCGGAGCAGTGCCAGGAGCTCGACACCGACGAGGTGGATGCTATCCTCGCAGAGCTCGTCTACGACCAGATCGGTCGCTAGCAGGTCAAGCAGCCGGAAAATCACGTCCAAAAACACCCGGAATACGGAGGGAACGTACGTGCGTCAACAGATTAGCACTGCCCGAAAAGCGGTAGCTACCGCTTGGGCCGTGCTGAGGGTTCTGCTGAAGCCCTCAGAGGGCAACCACCGCCTTCACGTGTACCAGGAGAACGGCGGAACGGCAGCCACCTGCACGTGCGTCGACTCCACGGGCGACGCGTGGTACTTCTGGAGCGAGAGCCCGCTCCTCGTGGGACAGCAGGTGCACATGCACCTGATTCCCGACGATCTGATCTACCCCTGAAACGCTACCGCTCCTGCACCGAAGTAGCACAAAGGGCGCCTGTGCAATGCACAGGCGCCCTTTGGCATGTTCAGCGATCAGAGCTTGTGGCCCTGCGCCAGGCGGTAGGTGCTGGTGTAGTCGGCCTTGGCCCACGCCAGGATCTCGAACTGGAGGTCCTGGCCCGCCGCCAGCACGCCCTTGGCGGTGAACTGCGCAAACGTGGACCCGTCCGAGCCGACGGCCTCCATGATCGGACCCACCAGGATCCGCTGCTGGGTCTTGACGTCGTACGTGACGAAGCGACCCTGCACCTGCACTCCAGGCGCTAGCCGCTGCAGTGTTATGTTGACCGCTACGTCGTAGATGCAGGCGTCTGACAGGATCGCTCGCCGGTTCTCACCAAAGAGTTGGCGGTACCAGATTCCCGGCTTCTGCGTCACGTTGCTGCTGTTGTGGACCCAGATGTCCGGGTAGGCGGGCTTGGTGGCTTCCGGCTTGGGCTCCGGCTTGTCGTCCGCAGGGCTCCAACTGGCGTCATGCTGGAGGCGCTCCTCCACGCGGTCGCGAATGCCGTCCATGTCGCCCTTGATGCCTCGCGGGTCGACCTTACCGGGCTGCCACTCCTTGTGCCCGATGACCGACTCGACGCCTTCGCCCTTGACGTTCCACTTGTGCGCACGGAGCAGCGCGGCAGACGCGCGGACGATCGACTCCACTTGCACTGCGGGCCAGGGGTCCTTGCCGTCGCCGAGGTTCTCGCACTCGAAGCCGTAGAAGCGGCTGTTGCCGTCCGTGTTGGCCTCGTTGTCGGCCGGCACCTTCTTCTCGGCGATGACCGCGTCCAGGACGTCGTCATCACCCAGGCCAGCGTGGTTGGCGCGACCGTAGCCGACCACGTGGATGTGGCCCTGCTTGCAGATGACACCGTGGCACAGAGGGCCCGGCAGCCCCGAGTAGCCCTTGCGGCAGATCTCGATGGTGTTGTCGTGCCCCTTGGTGACAGTGTGGTGGATCATGACACCGTGTACGGGCCCCCATGCACCCTTGTGGTTGCGATTGTGGCTCGCCGGTGATTTGCCGTCGGTCTTGTGCTCGATGACCTTCAGGCCCTCGCCCTTGAGTGCTGCGATGAACTTGCTGTATGACAGTGGCGTTGCCATGGGTCACTCCTGCGTGTTGACGTTGACGGTCGTGGCAGCCTGTGCGAGAGCTGCAGTCTCCAGAGAGGTGATCCGCGTACACAGGTTGTCCAACTTCTGGTCCGTGATCTTGTGGGCTTCTTCGTTGTCAGCCAGACGCTGCATCACCCCAGGGCGAGCCGGTACGCCCGGCCTCTCCGGCTCGCCGTTCCAGTCGTCGAGGAAGTCTCCGATGCGCTTACCCCAGCTTCTGACCCAGCGCCAGATGGCAACGAAGATGGCCAGCGTGGTCAAACCTCCGGCAATGCTGAGGATGGTGTCTGTCCCCGGGATGTTCACATGCCCTCCTATCCCGCTTCGTACTGAAAGAGTGCCCTGATCGCGTCCCCGTTGGCCCAGATGAAGGGCGAGACCGCGTCAATTAGTCCAGTGGAGACTCCCGCGCCGTTGGTTGCACCGCCGGACGTTTCGAGTTCGAGATGCTCCGTGGACGTAAGACGCGGTCGCAGCGGGTAGCGGTCAACGGCAGAGGCGTCCTGGGCCTCACCGTATCCCGCGATGAGCGCTGTGGACGCCGCGACTACTGGCAGCGTGAAGCGCCAGTTGTCGCTTGCACCGCCACCGCCGAAGGAAGTCGTACTGCCGAAGGTGATCTCCAGCCTGCAAACGACGAGGTCCGCTGTTTGCGTGTACCGCGCGGAGATGGTTGCGTTGCCGAACGACGGCGTGTTGACTCCGGTATTGGTCGACCACTCCGGAACCCAGGTCGCCCACACCGGGCTGATCTCGTTGAGTCGGGCGGCGGTGATTCGTTCACCGGCGGCCCAGGGGCTGAATGCCACCGTGCCCTCCTACTGCGTGATGATGGCTGGCCGGAAGAGGCGTACGTCTCCCCCAGCAGCCTGTGCTTTGACGACCCCGTTCTGCGACCGCACAACGTTGAAGTCCTGTGGGTTGAGGATCCGGAAGTTGTCGTACCAGAACTCCGGGCTCACGTTTGTGTTGCCACCGAAGGCGGAACAAGAGACTCCCACCATGCCGGTGTCAATCGTCGAGCTCGTGAACGTCTCGTCGATCTGCCATTCCTCGTCCGCCATGGAGAGGTTGCCCTCCCAGATACGGCCACGGAGGCGATGACCGTCGATGCGGGCCTGAACCCAGAACGTCTCCGTTCCGCTGTACGTCAATCCGCTGACGACTTGGTCCCCGATCTGTGTACCAGCGTACGTCACTGAGAGGTTGATGCCACCATCTGTACGGAAGTGCACTCGCAGCCGGTAGAAGTTGGACGTGTCCACGTACCGGAAGACGATCCCGGGCAGGAGGGAGTCTCCGGTAGCTACTTGCCGCGCGGAGATCTGGGCGATGATCTCGCAATCGGCGACGGATGCCGCACCTGTTGTCTGCAGTCGGAAGGTCGCAGGGCTAGACGACAGGATCACCGTCCCCACACCGTTGACAACGTCACGCTCCTCCGTCAGGCCCTGCACAAGGGTCCAGGTGTCTCCCGACGGGTTGGTCGTACCCCAACCCTCGCTGCGTTCGTACACCCGCAGATCGTCGTACCGCACCTGCGGATTGACGTTCGTGTTGCCGGTGTCGGAGATCGACCGGACGCCAATGAAGCCCGCTGTCGGCAGGTCGCCGTCGATGACCTTGATCTGCCAATCAGAGGGTTCCGCCTCGGAGACGTCCCAGAACTTCGCTTTGAGCATGGTATCGATGACACGGAACCGCATCCGGTAAAACGTTCCAGCGGCATACGTGATGCTGCTGGTGTACGTTGCCACCGAACTCTCCACCCCAGCGACGCGCTTGCGGATTTCCAGTTGGAGGTTGCTGGTGCTCGTCGTGAAGTTGAGGCGGCAGAAGTACAGGTTGTTGCTGTCTGTGTAGCGAGCCACGAGCCCACCGCGAATGGGGGCTCCAGTCGCCACAGCACTGACCGCGACGCTGCCGTAGTAGTCAACGTCCGTCGCGGTGAAGGAATCGATGAACGACCGCCGCGATGCGTTGATCGTCGACAGAACGTGGTAGCCGTAAGTGCCGTTGACCTGGAAGTCTGTGCTGACACCACCACTCGCGGACCACGTCTGCCCAGAGTCCGCATCCCCCCAGGTGTCCGTCTCCGTTCGCGTGAACGTGTCGACCAGCGACGGGTTCACCGTTCTGGCGAAGTCGTCGAAGACGTTGTCCTTGATCGACAACACCGTCATCTTCTCGCCGGCCATCTTGACGTCGAACGGGAAGTTGTCCGGCGACTTCTCCGTCACCGGCCCCAGGTGAACTTGGTCCACGTAGATGATGTCCGACGGCGTCCCCGACGGAACAGTAGGCCGGGCACGCCCGTATCCGGAGCTTGCAGGGGCAGTGAACGTTCCGTCGTAGAACATCCACGTGTCGGCGGTCAAGGAATTGGACACCGTGCTCGTCGACATGTACGTGTCGGACTCGTCGTACCAATTGATGTTGAGGTCGATCGACCGCGTGGTCTCGCACAAGATCCAACCGCGAATGCGGTAGGACTCTCCCGGCGTGACAACAAACCGGTTCGACTCCGCTCCTGGGAAAACCCCCACACCATCCGGCGTGATCTTGAGCGACCCACTGCCCGGGAAGGAGTGCCCACCAACACCATCGGGGGTTGTTGCGAAGGCAACAGCGCCGCCGTCACTACCCGTCCAGCCTGTGATGTCAACTTCGAACGTCGAGTTCGTGACCAGCGACTCATCGCGGATCCACTTCGGGCCGGCGTTCGTGTACACCTCGACTGTCGTCGCAGTACTTGTCGCGGCTGTGTACACCTCGGAGTCGAGGGTGTCAGCGCGGCTGACGGAGTTGTCGTCCAGGATGGCGATGTCATACGGGCTGTAGGGAGTGCAGTTGAACTCCATGTCCCACTGGTAGGAGCCCAGCTGGTACGAGTAGCCCTGCGTCAGCAGGTCGATCGGGTCTGGCGGAAGCCACTCCGGCGGATTGAGGATCCGCATGCGGTTCCAGACATCAATGTCCTCGGCGGCGTCCAGCAGTTCCGGGTTGGCTGCCAGCTTGAACCGCACCACCGGATACCGAGCTTCGTCAACCGTACCTAGGTGCACAGCCCAGCCGGCAATGTCTCCCGTCTGGCTATCCTGATACGCGTTGACCGTCATGGACGAGTCGTACCGACCGACACCATCCGGCGGGTCGTTGACGGAGAGCGCGCTGGTCTCGTCAACGACGCGCGTAGAGGAACCATCCACGCGCTGCACCGTCATGTCGTTCAGGACGTTCTGGTCATCGTCCATTGGCTCCAGTGGCGGAGCGATCTGCTCCAGCGAGTAGTCCAAGTCCAGCTTGGACGCTGTACTGTAGATGAACTGAGGGGACACGTACAGTAGCCCCGGATGGTCGCGCCGTTCGGTCAGGAACCCAAGGTCGACGTCTGCGCACTCTTCCAGCAACGCCAGCAGCGTATTGGGACGTTGCGGTCCCATGCGCGCACTCAAAGCATCAGTGCCACGCGTGATGACGTCGACACCCTCTTCAGCGCACAAACGCTGTACGCGATCGATCGCTGTCTCACCAACGAAGCCGTGGTCTGCGTTGTTGAAGATGGTAGAGAGCTCGTTGAACACAGCCAGATGACCGAAGCCCATGCCCTCGAACGCGGAACCCCAGCTACCTGTTACGGTGCTGACGCGGTTGATCGTGACATTGGGCACCGTGATGTCGGAGGCGAAGCTACCCTCGCCAATGACGATCCAGGTGATGCGAAAGACTGCATCTGTACCGTCCTGCTCTCCGGTGATCAGCAGTCGGTTCCATGTGCCGTTGAAACTCGGTGCTGTGGTGTTAGTCTCGTCAACCGTCCCGCCTTCGGGATCCAAAGCACGGAGTCGAACGTTGTTGGTCTGGACTAGCACCTGCAGCGTATGAACACCGCCAGAAGTGTTGATTCGGAGCATCTGTTCCAGCGACGCGGGCATCGCATCCAATTTGTACACGCACTCGACCTGCCACACATCCGGATTCGTCACCGGCGGCGGGACTTGAGCGTTCAACCGTGCACTAGCGCTGAGCACAGGCAGTGGCTTGGACCCAGGCAATTCGTCCTGCTGTGCGAACTGGAATCCAGTCACCTGTGCGTTGACTGCGCCTGGGATGGGAGACGCCACGGTAGTGGTGTCAGACTCGTCCTCGAAGGGCCAATACGCCAAGATGTTCGTGTCCGACGGAATCCGGCGACGCAGTGTCGACTCAAGAGCGGAAGAGCCAGAACCCAGTCGGCGGAGAATACCGCTGACCGTGATGGGAACCCACACGTCGGTGCCCGGTGTGTTCCATCGCTGAGGCCAAGCGCTGATCTCACCGGTGAACAGGAGGTAGGTCGTTGCGTTCTCGACGACGCGCAGCTGGCAGTACGTGTTGCGCCCGATCTTGCCGAAGTACTCGGACGTTGGATTCCGCGGGCTGTACTTGCCATCGCGGTTGTTGAGCATGAACGTCATCTCGCCGACGTCCGACCGGGAGCCCTCGTCAGCTCGACCACGCTTGACAGTGATGGCGCCTTCGGTGGCAGTCCTGACGTCCTCCGTGATCTCCGTCAACACGCCATCGATGCGAATCCACACCTGAATGTTGAGCGGAGTCTGGGGAAACGCCATCGACTACCTCCCTCCGAATGCGGTCTGGACGCTACCGCCCCGGCCGTTGAGACGAACCATCTTGCGCACCATGCGCTTCATGTCCTCGTCTGTACCCGTTACGTCGATCTGGATGCGTTCGCCGGCCTGACGCGCCTGAATGGCAGCGCGAGCCAACTGCAGCCAGCCACTTGATCCTTGCGGCGGACCACTCGTGCGTGCAGGCTGCGTAGCTGTACCGCGTGACACAGCGGCCGCAGTCTTCGCTGCCGTTTGCACAGGCAGGGCTGCGCGCGACTGCATACCCTTGGCCCAGTCCTTCATCAGTGCCTGGCCTGAGTACAGCGTGTACCCGCGACCGGAGAACGGACCCTCCTTGGCAGGAGAGAAGGGCAGCAGGTCTCGCGCCTTGGACACGACACTCTTGACCGCGCTGGCAACTCGTCCAGCCATGTTCCTGATGCCGTTGATCAGGCCCTGGATGATCTGCTTGCCTGCGTTGTACAGCCACCGCGCAGCGCCAGACAGAGCACCAGTCACCTTGCCCTTGATGCTGCGGATCACGCTACCGATCTTGTTGACCGCAGACGTCACAGCGGACTTGGCGCGGTTGATCGCGTTGGTGATCGTGGTCCGGATGAAGTTGAAGGCCGTGCTGACGTTGTTGCGGATGTTGCTGATCCGCGTGCTGATGAACGACTTGATGGCGTTCCACGCACCTGTCAGGAACGACTTGATGGCGCTCCAGATCGACACCGTCTTGGACCGGATGGCGTTCCAGATCGAGCTGATCTTCTGGCTGACCCAGTTCCAAATAGCGGATGCCTTGGACTTGAGCCAGTTCCACACTCCGAGCAGGTTGGCCTTGATGGTGTTCCAGACGGCCAGCGTGATGGCCTTGACGTAGTTCCAACCAGCGGAGATGAGCGTCCGCAGGCCGTTCCAGATCGCGGTCGCAGTAGACGTCATCCAGTTCCACGCCGCCAGCAGCGCGGCCTTGATGGCATTCCACACTGCCAGCGTCACGGTCTTGACGAAGTTCCACGTGTACTTCCACGCCGTCTGGAACCACGTAGTCTTTGTGGCGATGACTACGATGATGGCGATGAGTGCCGCGATAGCTGCGATGACAAGGCCGATGGGGTTCAGCATGAGCGTACCGCTCAGCAGTGCCTGCACCACTGCCCAGGCTCTGGTGGCCGCTGTTACGATGACGATGTACGCGCGGTACGCCATTAGCGCAGCCTTCACGGCCAAGATCGTCGTGCCAAGTGCAACCAGGACACCTTCGGGCGTGTTGGCGATGATCTGTGCGAACGCTGTTGTGATGCCCGTCGCAGCTTCGATGAGCGGTCGCATGGCGCTGACCAACTCGATCACAGCACCGCCCAGGTTGCCAAGTGCTCCGCCACCAGCGGAAGCCATCTCTTGGAACTGTGCGAAGCCCTCGCTGCCCTTCAGGCTTGTTGCCCAGTCAGCGAACGCCTTGGTCATGCTCTCCAGGCCGCCGGTCATGTCCGTGGACATGGGCAAGAATGCTGCTACCAGTCCACCAAATCCGCGAGCGATGTTCTTGACCGCGCCCAAGAAGTTCTTGAGGTTCTCGCCGGAGAACTTGGCCAGATCCTTCATGAACGTCTTGAAGCCCTGCGACTTCGCACCGGCTTGCAGCTCCAGGACGAACTCGTTGAGAGCTGCACCTGCCTCCTTGACGAACGGCGTTAGCTGCGGCAAAATGGTTCGCAGGAGCTTGACGCCGTTCGTGAACACAGGCAGCGTGGAACTCTGGAGTGACTTGGACCAGTCCTTGTACTCCGTCTTGAGACCGTTCATCTGCGTCATCAGCGCCTTCTGGTGGGGCGACAGACCCGCAACGGCCTCGTTGTACTTCTTCTGTGCTGCGGTTGCAGCGGCACCACCCTGGGCGGTTGCTGCCACGGCTGCTTCCTGCAGCTTCATGGCTTCGGTGACTTCCTCTACTGCGGGCTTAGCAGCCAGTGCAAACGCACCAACACCAGCACCAGCAGCAACTGCACCAGCGGTGATGCCCATCAAAGCGGAAGTTGCAGCTGCAGCAGCGGGAGCGAGGTTGAGCGCAGCAGTGGCCATTCCCAGGCCCTTGATGGCGCGGTTTACGTCCGCGTCTACCTGGATAACCAGGTCTGCTACGGTAGCCATTTACCCACCTATACCTCGAGTTGCCCCGGGGATACGGACGGATCTGTACGGGCGTACGTATTTGTACCTACCCGTGTCGACCCCTCCGTTTTCCCTCCTTCTCCGCTTTCTTCAACTCTTCCTTCTCCAGCTCCGCCACGTACTCGAAGTACGCGGACCACTGTGCAAACTCGCGTCCAGACAGTGGTTGTGGGGCACCGGAGAGAAGCTCGGCGTGCGTCTTGCCGAGCTTCTCAGCGAGAGCGAACTGCCCGAAGAGGTCGTCATCCCTCCTGAAACTGGGCCTTCGCCTCTTCCACAGCCTTCGGATCTGCACCGGACAGCTTGGCGATCTTCTGAATGACACGGTCGATGACGCCCGTGTTCTTGTTCAGCAGCTGGCTGTAGTGCTCCCGGCTGAACTGCGGCTGCGTGACGCCGCTCAGGAACATCAGCATCTCAACCCGCTCCGGGTTGGGCTCTTGGTTCTTCTGCCCGCGGCTGGCCTCCGACCGGATGGCGTGCTGCTGTGCCTTGGTCAGCGACCGGATCCGGATGGTGCAGTTCCACTCCGGGATGAACATGTCCTCCTCGGAGATGTCCGGCGCTGCCAGGATGGCCTCGACGGTGCCGTACTGCGTCGGAGCAGGGGGCTGTGGCACAGGGCGTGCATTGTCCTGTCCCTGCGCCGGCTCCGGAGCCGTCGGCTGCGAGTAGTAGTTCGGGTTGGCTTCGGTCATGGTTGCCCTCGCTTGGTTGTTACGGGTTGGTACCGCGAGTCCAGCCGTCGGAGATCTGCCACTCGGCATCCCAGGTACCGGCGTCGTCCACCGGCGTCTCGATGGAGTAGCTGGTCAGGATGCAGTTGCCGGTGTACACCGGCAGACCGGAACCCGCGCCCTGAGGCTGGTAGATGAACGGCACCAGCGTTCGACGCATGGCGTCGATCGCGGCGTCCAGCGTTCCGTCGAACGGTCCGTCCGCGGAGATGGTGCCGTCTTCCAGACCAGGGATGTAGCTCTTGGCCGTCTTGCCGAGAGTCGTCACCTCGGCGGTCTCGGCTTCCATCTCCTGGCTGGTGGTGTTGATGTACTCGGACAGGTCCACCGAGTTGATGGTCATGACGGCGTTGGAGCCGTGTGAGAATGCCACCGCAGCGTCTCCTCTCTACTTGCGGCTGAATGCGACGTGGAACGTGAACGATGGCGTAGTGCCGGTGATGGTCCAGATGACACGCACGTACCTGTTCACAGTGCCCGTGACAGCTGCTCGCTCCGAGGTGCCAGCGGCGGTCTTGGCGCCAAACGTGATGAGGTCGACCCACACGCTATCGTCTGTCGAATGTTGCACGACAGCGGTCAGTGATGGACTACCGGTACCTGATACCGCAGTGACATGCAGCATCGCAGACGCACCGGCATTGGAACCAGCAGTCTGGTCAACGGTCGTTCCGTTGGCTGTTGCAGCCTCCGCACCGAGAACGTGAAGCGTCGCGCCAGTCTCCCAGCCGGTGTTGGACTGCATCTCCGCCTCGAACGTACCAGCATCGTCTACCGGAGTTTCGATGGAGTGACTGGTCAGCTCCCCTTGCACGAACTTGCAGGTACCGCCCACCAGGTCCGTCTGCTGGATATAGGTTGCCTCCGTGATGGTACGCCGCAGCGCATCCATCTTGTAGGAGAACGCGGTCGTGTCCGCAAGGGCCTCCGAGTCGAAGAACCCTTCGAACGAGATCGTTGCATCCTCCAGGCCCGGAATGTAGTTCTTGGCCGTCTTGCCGAGAGTGGTCGTCTCAGCGGTCTCGATCTCACCTTCGATGCTGACGGAGTTGCAGTACCCAGTTGCGTCGAACCCCGCCAGATAGAACTCGGCATTGGAGCCGTGCTGGAATGCCACCTACTTCACCTCCTCCAGACTTCCCTGGGCCAGGAGCGTCTTGACCGCCGTCTTCGGCAGGTCCGTGATGACGTCTCCGACCTCCTTGCGAACCTCGAGCTTCTTGCCCACCGGGACGTAGTTGATCCCGACGAGGACCCTGTACTGCGGCTTCTCAGCCATTGGTTGCCATCACCTCGTACGTGCCGCCGACATGGTAGTACGTCGTTCCCGAATTCCGCTCCACGTACGAGATGTCAGCCACTCGCCGGAAGTCGAGCACAGTGCCGTTGTCCAGTGTCGGCTTCGTGAGGTTCAGGATCGCCGCGATGCGGTTGTCGAGTTGCTCCGCGAGGTCCTTCGTCGTCTGCGAGATGCCCTTGATGTCGAACGTGTGTGTCTGCCACGCAGGCCCGCCTAGCGTGTACGAGTGGTCGCCACCGACCTTCGTGAACACCACGACCGGCAGGTCCTGGCTCTCCGGAGCAGACGAGTCGAACACGCCAGTGGAGCCCAGCGACAGCAACTGCGCGTCAAACCGCAGCGCATTCCTAATAGCCTTGTTGACGTCGCGAGTGCTCACAGGTGCTCCAGCTTCCCAGCAAGCTTCGACAGCCCCTTCTGGATGTAGATCCGTCCAGCAACAGCCGCGGGTCGCATGTAGGGCTGTGCGGGTCGGTTGACACCACCGTACTCGATGATCGCTGCGTACACCAGGTCCGACTTGACGACAGCTTCGAGCCCCTTGGTCTGTACCGTGATGCTCGCCTTGAGCGCTCCGGTCAGCACAGGAACGCGCGTACGCGCGACCTTCAGGGCTTCCTGCGCGGCACCCTGTACGATCTCTCCCACTTGGTTCGGCAACTTCTTGGCGATCAGTGGCAGCTTGTTGTTGTGGACCTTGATTCGTACACTAGTCGCCATCAGTCCACCGCCTCGGCACCAACGCGGACGGCGGTGGTCCACGTGTCAGGCGTGTTGATGCGTCGTATTGCCAACGTGAGACCCTGGTACAGGATCTGATCCTCGAGAAGGATGTCGCGGTCGTACTCGAACGTGAACGTGTACGGGTACACGTTGCGCTCTGCATCTGCGACACCGTCAGCTGCACGCGTCTCAGTGTTCCACGCACGACAGGGCACGTTCGGCGTGTCGACGTTCGTGTACGTCACGCCGCCATAGTCGTCCTCAACAACCGTTCGGCGGCGGAGGGTACACGTGTCGGGCAGGAACTCCTCCTGCACCGAGCGCATGTACGCAAGTTCATCTGGCGTCAGGGTCATCGCATGTCACCCCGCACCATTCGGACGGTCCGGAACCAGGCCTGCTTGCGATACGACGATCGCAGCTCGCGGATGTTCGCAAGACGATCGAGTCGCTGTACCGACAGACCGTCAGCGGAGAAGTTCATCGTCTCGCGGAGCTGGCCTTCGAGTACCGTCAGCAGCTGTGCACAGGCGCCGTACATGTCGTACACGCGACCGGTGATGTAGACGGGCGTCAACTGCGACTCCGCAAACGTCCATCGACCGATGAGGGGCTCCTCTGTATTCGGAGTCACCTCATTCCAGTTGGGACCCTGCAGCGTATAGCCGTCCTCCCAGAACGGATACCGCGAGTAGAAGTCCGTCCAGATGACGTTGCCGTCAGTGTCGATGATGTCGGGGAACCGCAACTCCATGTTGTACACGTCGCGGCGGTTGAGGTCCAGCTTGTCCTGGATCTGCTGATCCGTCAGGGAAGGAGTGGCGGCGGTGTCGTTGATGAGTTCACGAGCGTGCGTGATGAGCGCTGCCATTGTGGCGCGAACGGCCATTGCCTTCTCCTTCCTTCGACTAGTACCCGGGGCGGGATTTGAACCCGCGACCTCCTGCTTATGACGCAGGCGAGCACATCCGAGCTGCTCCACCCGGGGGTTGACCCGCCTCCCAGCGAGGGCATCCTGAGAGACGGGCTACTACGCTGGCCCTGTGCGACGGGGAAGCACAGGGCCAGCAGCTGGTGTCAGATCTCGTCGGGGAGCGCCAGGATGGTGATGTCACCGGTCATGGCGGCCTCGTAGTCGACGAAGACCGAACCCTCGAGCGAGCCCGGCTCCGCCTCGCGCGGCTGGAGCCAGCGGCCCAGCTCGGTCGTGAAGATGGACAGACCCTCCGGGCAGGTGAGGACCAGGTCCTCGCTGGCCGCCCGGTGGTTGGGACCCTCCGACCGCATGCGTCCGGCGGCGGCGAAGTCCGGCGCCTTGAGCGTGACGGTCTTGGCACCCGCGAACGTGTTGTCGATGACGATCAGGAGCTTGCGCGCCTTGGGCAGAGCGTTGTTGAGGCCACCGCTGCCGTTGGGCTGGCTCTGAACGAACTCGTGCCCGTTGGTCGGGTCGACAGCGGTGCCACCGGCGGTGGCCAGCGTCAGAGTGGCGTCCGCCGTCGGATTCTGGACCAGGGTCGGCGAGACGGAAACGACGGTACGTGCCATCGGTCAGACTCCTCTCGGCTTAGGCGCGTCGCGCGTTCAGGCGCGCGATGGCGTAGGGGCGGATGACCTTGGACCCGTACAGGTGCAGGCCCTTGACGCCGTCGGCGAACCGCTTCTCCATGCGGAACGCCTCGACGGAGGAG